ATTTGGAAAAAGAACGATGAAAAGTTTAACCCTAAACAACAAGAAGAAAAATTTAAAGCACCTTGGCAATGAACGGATTTAAGATAACTGAGCAAGGCGATATTGTAGATAAGATTTACAAGCACCGCGATAACTATAACAAAAAAGGAATGTTTTTAGGTTGGGAACAATTACATAAACATTATTCAATGACTTTAGGTAATTGCACCGATTGGACTGGATATCCTATGAGTGGAAAAACACAAGTCTTAATGGAACTTTTAGTAAACACTTCTAAATTTTATGGATGGAAGCATTTAGTTTATTTTCCTGACGTAGGAAATAACGTTGAAATAGTAGCCGATTTAATTCACAAAAAGACGGGTAAAAGTTTTAATCCGAATGCAGAAAATGTAATTACAGATATTGAAATAACACGCGCTATGGAATGGGTTATGCGACACTTTCATATTGTTACACGCAAAGATACAAAAGGAAAACTAAGCCCAAAAGATTTTTGGGAGTGGGCTATTGAATTAAAAAACACGGACGAAGGATTACACACGGCTTCTATTGATAGTTGGAAGGATATGAGCCACGATTACGAAAAATACGGAGGATATGCACAATACTTAGAATATATTTTGCCATTAAGAAACCATATTGCCGAACAAAACGAATTACATTTACACACGATTATTCACCCCAAGCTAACTGAAAAAGAAAATGGGAAAAGACCTGCTCCAAGCCCTTACGATTTAAAAGGTGGTAGTGAATGGTTTAACTCTGGTAAATCAATGATAACAGTTCATCGTGAGGATATTTTAAGCAATGAGGTTACAATTTACTTTAACAAAATTAAACCACGTTCAATAGGCGAAGTCGGAAGCATTAAAATGTATTTTGACAAAGATAGATTGACTTACTATTTTCAGGATGCAGAAAACAACAATTACACTAAATATTACGCAAGTGAACAACGCAATGTAATTAGTAATCAGTTTCCAGCTAAACAACTACCTTTGATTGAACCTGATGTAGTAAACGGAAAAGAATTACTTTCGTTTTCGGAAAAGATGAAACAAAGTAAAGGTGATGTGCCGTTTTAACTACCTTAACTATCTTAACTAACTTAACTTGTAATATGAAACCTAAACAAAAAGCAATAGAATTAATTGATAAATACCAATTTCTTTTAACTGAAAAGCATTTTGCTAAACAATGTGCTTTAACTTGTTGTAATGAAATAATTGAAGCAATGGATAGAATAATGCTTCCGAACCCATTTAGACAATATTGGGAATTAGTAAAAGACGAAATAGAAAAATTATAAGGTTTAAAAAGTTAGACGGGATAAAACGGGATAATTTATTATATTGTTGACGTTAACAATATTATAATTTTAATTCCTTAGAATTCGATGGAATTAAAAAAACCGTTGATTTGGGTTCAACGGCTAAAACCTTTATAGCTCACAAAACAAAGTTAGATGAGTATAGAACTTTTTCAACTCTTACAATTAATGGTTGATAAGCTAAAACAAAATTAAGTAAATTATAACAAGCAAAAACACGAATTATGGATGAATTGAATATTATAAGTGCCAAAGTAGGAATACAAACTACTTATTTAAAAGTTAAAAATAGCTTAGAAGAGATAAACACGAACCACCCTAATCGAAAAGATATAATTGATTCAATGGAGCGTACCTTAAAAGACATTCAAGAAATAAGTTTAGTTTACTCAACGATGGAAAAAGAGTATCGTAGTGCTTTACAATCGTGTTTTCGTTTGGAAAAGTTACTGCAAGAGGAAAAATTTAAAGTAAAGGATTTACAAACACAATTAACAGTTAAAAATTATGAAATATAAAAAGCAACTAAAATACCCAATGAATTACAATGAATGGAAAAGATTAAAATCTACAAAAGAAAAAATGAAAATCTTAATTAAAGATTTAAAAAAATACAATAGCGGCCAATTAGAGTTTGATTATGAGATGTAAAAACTGCAAAGAAAAGTTTGAGCCTATCCGCTTTAATCAAAAGTATTGTTTAGAATCGGAGTGCGTTCGTGTTTGGGTAGAATCTGAAAAGGAAAAGACCTGGAAAAAGACGAAAGCCAAAATGAAAAATGATCTTGAGACAGTCCAGGAATTGATAAAAGCTACTCAAATAATTTTTAATAAATATATCAGATTACGAGATAAAGGTCAAGTTTGTATAAGTTGCCAAAAGAAACCATTAAAAGAAAACGCAGGTCACTTCTTTAACGCGAATAATCATTACAACGTTCGGTTTGATGAAAGGAACGTGCATTTGCAATGCGAACACTGTAACACGTATTTGAGTGGTAATCTTATTGAATATCAGAGAAACTTAATTCATAAAATCGGAATCGAAAACTACCAGCAATTAGAGACTGAAGCAAGGAAAACACGGAAGTTCACCAAAGACGAACTAAAAGAAATTATGGCAGAATATAAAAAAAAGATTAAAGAAATAGAGTTATATCAAAAAGAATAATTAATTTAGCTGAAACAATTAAACCTTTATATTATGATTTTAAAAAGAACATTAACACGAAAAAGCATTTTAGGGTTTGGGTATTTTGATGTCCGAGATTTATCCGTTCAAATGATGTTAGATTTAGGTAAGCACAGTTTTTTAATTAGCGCTTATTTTAATTTAGATAAGATTGATTTTATTGATGACGTTTTAACTGAATTAGGAATAACAAATGAATGGCGTATAGAAAAGCCAAATAAAAATATAGAACTTGGTAAAAAGTTTTATGAAGATAAAATATCCAAAATGACGGATAAAGAACGTGTTGAATATTATTCAGTAAGAAAAAGCGAATCAAAACATAGATATGCAACTCAATACAGGCGTTCAACAAGTCTTAGAGCAGATAATTTAAGAGCAAAAAATCACGGTAATAAATAAAGCTATGATAACCAACTTTGAAGAACACACAAGCGAACTTACAAGCGAAGAAATGGAGATACTTCCAATAGTAGTTCACGGATTTCGTAATTATAAAAAAGAAAGCCCGATAAAAGCTGAATTAATCGTTACCCGATTAAATGAGTATTTAGTAGGCAAGGGTTTTAAAACACGGATGACACAACCGAGATTGCGTAAAATGGTAAACTACATTCGTACAAACGGCATTATTCCGTTAATAGCTACGTCACACGGCTATTTTACAAGCGATTGTACTGAAACTATAGCAGAGCAAATAAAGTCGTTACAGGAACGCGCTAATTCAATTCAACGATGCGCAGAAGGATTGAAGAAATTTTTATAAATATTTTTCTTTTTTCGCTTTTATATTATTCTTTTTAGTATATTTGTACACGTTAAACAATTAATTTATATTTTATGAAACACTTATTTAAAGCATTGGCAGACTTTCAACAAGAAGTGCCAGTAATTCACAAAGGAACGCAAGGTTATGGGTATAGCTATGCGGATTTACCTAAAATCTTTGAAGTGATTAACCCGTTATTACAAAAACACGGATTAGGATTTACTCAGTTAATCAATGGTCAACAAATAGTTACCGTGTTATTCCATTGCGAAAGTGGTGAAAGTATAGAAAGTAAAACCGATATACCAATGATTCAGCTAAAAGGAATGAACGATTATCAGTCTTTTGGTTCGGGAATAACTTATTATAGACGTTACTGCCTTTCAACTATTTTAGGAATCGTAACGGACAAAGACACGGACGCAGCAGGTGAACAAGTAAAAGCCGTAAACACGGAAAAGAAACCTAAGATTGAGGGCGAACGCTTTTTAAAAGCTATTGAAGCAATTAGAGCAGGTGAGTTTACCGCTGAAGAACTACAAGCGAAGTTCGATTTAAACGAAGTACAAAAGAAATCATTGTTATTAGTATGAGAATCCGAGCATCGCAATTAGGAAAAATAATGACCTCATCTAAAACAAAAGGTGAGGTTTTATCTAAAACTTGTAAAACTTACATTCAGGAACTTGCAATCGAAAACACGTACGGAATACGCAAAGAGTTTTGGAGTAGATACACGGATAAAGGTAACGAATGCGAAAACGAAGCAATAGAACTTGTTAACGATGTTTTGAATTTAGGCTTTATTTACAAGAATGAAGAAAACATAACAAACGAATGGATAACGGGAACGCCTGATATAAACACGAATGAAATTCTTTTGGATGTGAAAACAAGTTGGGACGCCACTACTTTTCCGTTCTTTGAGGATGAAATACCAAACAAAGATTACTACTATCAATTGCAAGGTTATATGTGGCTAACTGGCAAAACGGAAGCGTTATTATGTTACTGCTTAGTAAATACACCATTTCAGATAGTTGAAGACGAAGTAAGGCGAGAACATTGGAAGCAAGGGTTAATAGACGAAAGTTTAGACGTAAGAGATTTTGTACAAAAGAAACATAACTTTGACCACATCCCGAAAGAAAAGCGTTTAAAAGTCTTTAAAATAGCAAAAGACGAAGAAATAATTGAAAAGATTAAACAACGAGTAGAAGAATGCAGGGAATATTATAACAATTTAATAGAAAACTTATGAAAAACGAATTAAAAGAAATGGCATATTATACCAATGTAACAAGAACCGACCAAGTCGTTCAAATCAAAGAAATAACTTCAACAAAAGTTTGGTATGAAGTAATTAGGCAAAATGCCAAAAACACGATAACAGAATTTTGTTGCAGTCGTGAAAGATTTACAAATTTATACGTTCCAAGAGCAAGTAAATAGTAATGAAAGAATGTTTTAATTGTAAAAGAAACCTGCCTTTATCTGAGTTCAACAAGTCAAACAGAAAATATCAATTAAAATCAGATTTGGGGGTTGTTAAGGTTTGTAAGATATGCAACTTTGAAAAAGCAATAAAAACATTGAGTTTAGTAAACTTCAACTTTGAATCAAATAAATTCGAGGTAATCAATTTTGAATCAATAAACGAGGTTTCTAAATGGTTTGTAAATAATAATCAAATATAAACAAGTAAAAATGGAAAAGAAAGACAACAGTGGAGCGTTATTCACTAACGACAAAAGAGAAAAGGAAACGCACCCGCACTATCAAGGTAAAGCTACAATCGGAGGCGTAGAATATTATGTTTCAAGTTGGGTAAAAGACGGAGCAAAAGGAAAGTTTTTGAGCTTAAGTTTTAAACCAGTTAAAGAACAAGCGAAGCCAATAGGCGGTAAACCAAGTTATGGCAATAAAGAGTTTGATGACTTTTTAAATGGTATATGAAACAACAAGCAAAGGTTTTAAGCGAAGCAAATGAATTAACAAGGTTAATGATTAGACACTACCTACAAAAACACGAATTAAGCCTTAATGCTTTTTCTAAGATTGTAGATATAAGACAACCTAACCTTCATAAATTTATGAGCGGAAACACTTTATCCAGCAAGTCAATTGAAAAGCTGGGTGAGTTCTTTAGTAAATAAATAAAATAAAATAAAAATGAAAAAAGCAACAATTTTAGTAAGCGTATTAATTGCATTATCATTAGATTCTTGTCGTGGATATGAAAGAGAACAAGATAGATTAGACCGAGAGTCAGAAGGTAAAGGAGAACTTTTAAAAGCTGAATCAACTAAAAAGGTAAAAATTGAACAAGCAAAAGCAGATAATGAATCAGCTAAATTAGATGCTCAAACAAAGATTACAAAAGCAGAAGCGTATGCGAAAGAAAAACTAATAAAAGCAGAGGCAGACGCAAAAGCAAAAATAATTAATGCAACTGCGGAAGCAGAAGCTAACAGATTATTAAATCAATCAATTACCGCAAATATTATTGAATATTTTAAAATTGAAAAATGGAATGGAAAACTTCCTACTACGTCAGTTGGTTCAGGTTCTCAATCAATTATAAGTATTAAGTAATGAAGTATTTTATAATAGTTTCAATCGGTTTTGCCATTGCAATTGTAATTATAGCCTTAGCAATTAAATTAGTTATTAACTTATTTAAACGTGATTAATTAAATAACGTATTCAGATAGTTACCATTAGAACACTTACTGAATCATTTTTGGATTGTGGTAACACGGTCGGAAGGCGGAACGTAAAAAATTCCGCTTTTTTTTTGTTTGTATTATATTAATTAGTATATTTGTCTAACAATTAAAATTAGAAATTATGAAAAGTTTATGTATTGATTGCCACGAATGTGAGGGAGACGGATGTATTATTGTTGAATTAAACGATACGCATATTCCTTACGAACAAAAAGAAGTGTATTATACTTGTATGTCCTGCAACGGTAAAGGTTACGAATTATGTAAAGAGTTAGTTGAAGAACGAATCAGCAACATTGATGACATGATTGAGGGTATGCAGGTTAGAATGAGACTTTATTCGGATATGGTTATGAAATGCAAGAAAGGATTATTGCATGAATTGTCGGAAAAATACGTTTATAAATTAGATATTTGTTCAATGGCTTTGGGTCGATTGTTGAACTATAAAAGAAATTTATATAATTTAGTGTCGTGAGGGTTAGAAAAACGGATGAATTTGCCTTTGGTATTGCTTATAAAAAAAGCGGTATCATTGGCATTTTTATCTTTTATTGGACTATCGAGATTTATATATGAGCTGGATAGAACAAGTAGCTAAATTCCATAAGGAATATGTTAAAACAGTTAAGGGATTTGGCGAGGAGTTTTACGCTGAAGATTTAGTTCAAGAAATGTATATTCGTTTTTTAAACAAGAATAAAGAAAACGCGGTAATTGTAAACGGTCAAGTGAATAAATACTACGTGTTTTTGACTTTACGTTCATTGTTTATTGACTTTCACAGGCAAAAAAGTAAGGTAATTAAAGTTGATGTCAACGAAATACTGACTTTGCAACAGATTGATGAGATAGAAAAACACGAAGCCTTTGGAGATTTAATGCAAAGAGTACAACAAGAAATGGAAACTTGGCACCACTACGATAGATTGTTATTCAAGTTATATAAAGATAGTGATATGTCAATGCGTGAGATAGCAAATGAAACTAAAATAAGTCTTCGAAGTATATTCTGCACGTTGAAACATTGCAAGGAGCGAATAAACGAAAATGTGAAAGAGGATTATTTAGATTATGTAAATGAGGATTTTGAATTAATATAGAAAACATGGCAAGAAAAAGACGGACAAAAGCTGAAATATTAGCAGCTGAAAGCAAAGGATTAGGAGACACAGTTGAAAAGGTTTTAGAGGTAACTGGAGTGTCAAAGGTAGCTAAATGGTTATTAGGTGAAGACTGCGGATGTGATGAACGTAAAGCAAAGTTAAACGAACTATTTCCATATAAGAAAGCGTTATGCTTACAAGAAAACGAATTTAGTTACTTACATATATGGTTTAACAAAAACACGGATAGAGTTAGTCCTATTGAACAAATGGAACTATTTAAAATTCATTCAAGAATATTCCAAGTAAGGAATGAACTAACAAGCTGCCCGAGTTGTGTTAAAAGTAGGATTGAGGATTTAAGAAAAGTTTATAATCAATATAAAGACCATACCGAATCTACGAAAAAGAGTGATTAAAACGAATGTGGCAACTGAATATTATATTGTGTTCCTACCAAAACACGAAGACACAAAGGCATGGAATGAACTAAAACTACTATTTAAAATAGCTGAATGTGATTATTTAGTATTTAGATGCGAGGATATAAACTATATTCAAGTTCACGAGATAAACAAAACAGAATACAACTATTATTATTACAACCCTAATTAAATGAAATTAGTTAAGATAAACGAGGTTAAACCAAACCCAAAGAATCCAAGAATAATAAAAGACGGAAAATTCCAAAAGTTAGTAACTTCAATAAAGGAGTTCCCCGATATGCTAAATAAACGTCCCTTAGTGGTTTTTACTGATGTAGATAATAAATATGTTGTCTTAGGTGGTAATATGCGTTTAAAAGCCTGTAAAGAGATAGGATTGAAAGAAATACCTATTATAATAGCAGACGAATGGACTGAGGAACAAAAAAACGAATTCTTAATAAAAGACAACGTAGGTTTTGGAGAATGGGATTGGGACAGTTTAGCAAATGAATGGGACGCGGAAAAGTTAGACGATTGGGGATTAGATTTACCGATTTTAATGAACGAACCAAGTTTAGACGAACTAATAGGAGAAGAAAAAAATAAACCTGCTTCAATGAAGATAACTTTTAAAACAGTTGAACAATTACAAGAAGCCGAAAACGATATTCAAGAGTTAATAGATAGAAAATACAACGGAGCATTTTATTCAGTCAGTGCAGGAGAATTATGAAATTAGAAAAAGCATCTTATAAAGCTATTAAATATGCTTGCTTAAATTTTCATTATGCAAAAGCAATTCCTATTAACACATTTGGTTATTCAGTTTTTAACGATAATAATGAATGGTGCGGCGTAGCTTTATTTGGAACTGGTGCAAGTCCTCAAATAGGTAAACAATATAATTTAAGTCAAGGTCAAGTTATTGAATTTGTAAGAATGGCTTTGAATGGAAAACAATATAAAACAAGTAAAGTTTTAGGTAAATCAATTAAATTAATAAAAAAAGATTTGCCACTTGTTAAATTAATAGTAAGTTATGCAGACCAAGAACAAGGGCATAATGGAATTATTTATCAAGCTACAAATTGGTATTATTTAGGAGAAGTAAAAAGCCCTCCAATTATTGAAGGAAAGCATAATAAATCAATGGGAGGTAGTATTGGAGCCGCAAGAAAAATTTTAGGTAGAGAACCAAATGTATATTTACCAAAACCAAAACATAAATACTTATATCCACTTGACAAAAGTTTAATATCTTTGTGTAAGTCTTTAAGTAAACCATATCCAAAACAAGCGGTTGAAGTTCATAAGTTGAACAATTCACAATCCAGTGAAAAGGTAGGCGGTGCGAATCCGACCCAACCGCTCTAATTACAGCACAAAAACAGCAGAAAAATGGGTGCAAAAGATATAGAAAAACACGAATTTAAAAAAGGCGAAAGCGGAAACCCTAACGGAAGACCTAAAGGCGCAAAGAATAGAAGCACAATAGCAAAGTATTGGTTAGAAGTTAATCAAAACTTAAAGAACCCTTTAACTGGTGAAAGCGAAACAATGAGCCAAGAAGATTTAATGACTTTGGCACTGATAAAGAAAGCACGTGAGGGTGATGTTGCAGCCTATAAAGCGTTAATGGATAGCGGTTACGGAGCACCACTTCAACAAATAGAGCAAACAATAGTAGAACAACCTTTATTTCCAGATGTTTAAAAGAACAAGCGCAACCAACAAGATACTGAGTTTAAAAAAGCGAACAAAGATTATTCAAGGAGGTTCGTCGGCTTCGAAAACGTATTCTATTTTAGCAGTATTAATTGACAAGGCTATAAAATACGCAAACACGGAAATAAGTATAGTTGCAGAAACAATACCTCACTTGCGTAGGGGTGCATTGAAAGACTGTATTAAAATCCTTAAATGGACAAACAGATACAACGATGACCAATTTAACAAGTCGTTATTAACCTACACTTTTAAAAACGGAAGCTATTTAGAATTTTTTAGTGCTGATGACAGCTCTAAATTACGAGGTGCAAGGCGTGATATTCTGTACATAAACGAATGTAACAATGTAACCTTTGAATCATATAACGAACTTGCCATACGTACAAAGAAAGAGATATACTTAGACTTTAACCCAGCAAATGAATTTTGGGTACATAAGGAACTAAAAGGCGAATCAGACGCAGACTTTCTTATCTTAACGTACAAAGACAATGAAGCTCTTGACAAATCAATTATTGACCAATTAGAAAAGAATCGTTTAAAAGCAGAAACGAGCTCATATTGGGCGAATTGGTGTCGTGTTTACCTTGATGGTGAAATAGGAATGTTAGAGGGTGTTATATTTAGCAACTGGAAGTCTATTGATAAACTACCTGCCGAAGCTAAATTGATAGGAATTGGATTAGACTTTGGATATACAAACGACCCTACTTCTGCAATCGAGATTTACAATTATAACGGAACACGGATACTGAATGAGTTAGTTTATCGTACTGGAATGTTAAACAGCGATATAGCTAAAATCCTACCAAAAAACGTAGTAGTGTATGCAGATAGCTCCGAGCCTAAAAGCATTGATGAAATAAAGAGGTACGGAATAACAATAAAAGGCGTTACTAAAGGAAAAGACAGTATTAATTACGGAATAGATGTAATGCAACAGCATGAATATTTAGTAACGTCACAAAGCACTAATCTAATCAAAGAACTTCGAGCATATTGTTGGGACGTTGATAAACAAGGCACACGTTTAAACAAACCTATTGACACAAATAACCATGGAATTGATGCGCTAAGATACCACGAAATGGAAACGCTCGGATTGAAAAGAAATTACGGCACATATAATATACGTTAATGACAGAGGACACAGCGGTAATGACCAAAGAGGTTGAGTATTATGTGTATATTCGGACGGGTAGGCGTGTAAAGATAGTTTTTAACGACGCTCAAAGTATAAGAAAGCATTTAATGATGTTAGGCGAAGCGTACGCCGTTGCCGTGTACTACAATAATCATAATAAAACGTTTAAATAATATGAAGCTTGAATTAGTAATTCCAACAAGTCTTAGTGAAATTCCATTGAAGCACTATCAAAAGTTTTTAGCAATAGCCGAAAACACGAATGATGAAGTTTTTTTAGCTGAAAAAATGATTGAGTGTTTTTGTGGAATCCAATTAAAAGACGTGGTTAAAATTCCGTTCAGTGAAGTTGAAAGTTTAAGCAATCATTTTGCTCAAATGTTTAAACAAAAGACGGAGTTCAAAAGCACATTCAAGATTTTAGACAAGGAGTTTGGTTTCATTCCTAATTTAGAGCATATCAGTTGGGGTGAATACATTGACTTGGAAGCGAATATAAGCGATATAAAGACATTTCACAAAGCAATGGCGGTAATGTATCGACCGATAGTAGAAAAACACGGAGATAAGTATAAAATAGAACCTTATGAATCAGCCGCTAATTATTCGGAAGTTATGGAGTTTGCTCCTTTGGATGTTTCACTTGCTGCAAAGGTTTTTTTTTACAATTTAGAAAACGAATTATTGACGGCTACCCTGTCTTATTTGGAGACGGAGATAGTGAAGAACAAGGAGATTTCAGCGAGTTTAGTGAAAGAACTCAATTTAGCAAAAACTGGGGGTGGTATCAAAGTATATATGCAGTCGCTAAAGGAGATGTCACAAAATTTGAAGCCGTTACCAAGCTTCGACTTACAGCAGCACTTACCTACCTTACTTTTGAAAAGCAGAAAACCGAGATTGAGCAACGTGAATTAAACAGACAACTAAAAAAAGGAACATGAGTTACTACGCAATACTAAACATTTTAAAGACGGAACTGGAGGCAACGAACTTGGTGAACACGGTTACTGAGGGAGATATATTCAGAGTTGACTTATCAAAGCAAACGATATTTCCTTTGGCGCATATTATGGTAAATAACGCCACGTTTGAAAGTAATGTAATACGATACAACATTTCGATAATAGCTATGGATATTGTTGACATATCAAAAGACGAAACAACTGATATTTTTATAGGCAATGATAATGAGCAGGATGTATTGAATACTCAGATAACAATGTTGAATCGTGTTTATGAAAAATTAACGCGTGGTGATTTTTTCAGCAACTTAGGAATTATTGATGGTAATCCAACTTGTGAGCCATTTATTGAAAGGTTTGAAAATAATTTAGCAGGATGGACAATGACGTTTGATTATTTGGTAGGCAACGAAATGACTGTATGTGATGACTAACCACGAGGAAACATTAAATAAATTTATTCAGTACGTAGTATCACAAGCTAAAAGAAACTTAACTACAAGCGGTAAAAACGCGTCTAAAAAACTTTATAATTCAATTAAAGGAGAAACAAAGCAGTTTCCAAACTCAATAGGCATTTACTTTGACATGGAGGCTTACGGGTTCTTTCAAGATAAAGGAGTTTCAGGAACTAAGAAAAAATATCCAGGAACTGAATTTACTTACAAATCAAAGGGAGGTAAAAACGGATTAAAAGGAATGCCTCCTCCAAGTGCTTTTGACAAATGGACTATTAAAAGAGGTATTGCACCACGAAACACAAAAGGACAATTCAAATCTCGCAAAGGATTAAATTTCGCTATTGCTCGAAGCATATTTGAGAAAGGAATTAAACCAAGTTTATTCTTTACAAAGCCTTTTGAGGCAGCGTTTAAAAAACTACCCGATGACTTAGTAGACAGCTACGGTTTGGATGTGGTGGATTTATTTGATAGTATAATGAAACAAAACTTTAAAAAATGATATTTGCACGTTCACCGTATATTATAACGATAGCCGAAATAGGACAAGAAAGCACACGTTTAGAATTGTTTATTTGGAACGGCACAGGTTCATCTCCAGCTTTCCCGAGTTATTCACTTAGCAAACAAATACCGAGTATAAACAACATAAACACGTACTACAATATCAGTCCGTTTTTACGTGAGTATTTTGACTTCAATCAATCAGACCCTACCGTATCGGGCACAGATGATCTAACAAATCAATATGCGTACTGTAACGTAACTTATAAGACTTATTATAGCATTGATGGAATTGAAACCTTAATAGACACATTCACGTACAAATGTTTTGATGGTTACGCGTTATATGAAAACGGAAGTAACTACTCAGGACAAAATGTATTGTTAAGTGATAAGAGTTTAGTAGGTGGTAGCAACGTATATAATTATCCGTGTTCAACGTTTTGGACTACTTGCGGTACAGGAAATTGTGATTGTATCGGTGTTTCATTTACGTACAACGGAGTGAATTATGAATATAACGTGCCTAAAATTTACGAGGGTTATTTTAACCTTTTTATAGCGGATGGCGATTTTGTGCTTGTAGATATAAATATAGAATTGCAAGAATCTTTTTGGCTTTTTAGTGGCGGTTCAAGTGACCCAAATCATCCATTTAATATAAACGAGCCAGAATATAATTGGACATTTTTTGGTGAATCTCCAGCTTGTCCAAAAACAGACCAATGGACATATATCGAGGGAGCTACATTAGAAAGCTTTTCAACGACTGGATACTACAACGCAAATGTAGGAGGGTTTTCTTTATTAACTGGTGATGAGGGTGAAAATAATTATTGGCAAATTAAATATACGGACGTAAAAACGGGAGATAATCAAACCATAAATATAAACGCAAACACGGTTTACGATATTACAAAAGTATATACTCCATATATTCTAAATGGCAACAAAGTTGAAATATTAGACGGAGATGAGGTTGTCCAAGATACTTACTACTTCCTACCTCAATGTGAATGTAAGTACGAAGTAATTACTTGCGACTTTGTTAATCGTTGGGGAGGTTGGCAACGTGAGTTCTTTTACAAGGCTTCAACTGAAAGTGTAGAAATGTCAAACACGCAATACAAGTTAAACCCTACAAATTTTCCGAATTACAATTTATACGAGGGACAAACAAAGAATTTCAACACAAACGCGAAACGAAGCATAAAAGTAAATACTGGCTGGGTTGAAGAAAATTACAAAGTAACGATTGAGGAAATGTTATTGAGTGAGACTATACGAATAAACGGATTACCTGCGGTATTAAAAACCAAATCTGTTGAAAAATTCAAATCCATAAACACGAAAACAATTAACTACCAAATGGAGTTTGAAATGGCTTACGATGTGTTAAATACAATTATCTAAATGAGAACAGTTCAAATATACGTAGGCAGGGATGTAACGGATTTAGATTGCATTCGTGTTACGTTCACAATAGACGGTGTTTCGCAAATCGTTGACGTTCCTATGATAGGAATGGAAAATGACAAACCAAAATACGAATACAATACCGATTTAAGTCAAGGCGATTATCTTGCAACTGAAAATGGTAGGAGAATATTAACAGAAAGCAACGATGTTTTTATTACAGAAAGTTCCGTATTTACTCCGTCTATTGAGATATATTGGGATGGCTCTCAATGGAATATTAGTATAATTGTAAACGAAATAGTTTATCCTTATTGTAGTGATTTAGATATTTACTACCCGTTTATTAATAACTGGCAATTTTGTACAAGCGAGGGCGATGAACTTGACTATCTTTTAACTGAACAATGCAGGGATTTAAAATACGAAAGACTGGAGTTATTCAACGATGAAAAAATAAACCTTACATTAAGTGTTCAGAATTTAAGTGATATATCAAAAACGTTTACGGATTTCAGTCAAAGTTTCACAGTACCGGGAAGCGTAGTGAATAACAAAATCTTTGAGCATTTTTATCAGAACGATGTTGATGGTACTTTAGATTATAATATTAAGCGACCTGCTTATATTGAAATTGATTTTATTCCGTTCCGTAAGGGTGTTGTAATGCTCGAAAAGGCGAACCTAAAAAACGGATTAGTAGATAATTATTCAGTCAGTTTCTTTGGTCAACTTACAAACCTCAAAGATATATTTGGAGAAATAAAAATCAATCAGTTAGATTTCAGCTCAATTTCTTTTCCGTTGACTGCAACGAATGTATTAAATAGAATTACTAATGATGCGATTGATTATGATATTCGTTTCCCATTAATAGCTCCCAATAGATTATGGACTTATGCAGACGGTGGTATAAACGATATAACAATAAACGCAAATACCTTTACTTATTACGAGTTATTTCCAGCGGTTAAAGTAGCTCGAATGTTTGATGCTATTGAAGAGTATTTTGGTGTTTCTTTTATAAGTGATTTCTTTTCAGACCCTCGTTGGACAAAGCTATTTATGTTAGCCAAAAACACGGATGTAATTGATATAAACACAATAACAACGAATTTAAGCTTTGACAAACAGCCAATGTTATTCCACGAAATTGTAAATAGTGGAGCAACTGAACCAACTGTAAATCCAATTCCGTCAATAAAAATTCCAGAAAATAGAATATGGGTAGGATTTTACAACAATCCGTCAAACACTTCAAGACACGAAATATCGTTTTTCTTGCAAAATATTTCGGGTGCTTCGGATTATTTTATTGAAGTCTATCGAAATGAAGTTTTGAGCCAAACGGTTCAAGGTAGTGACGTTAGTCCTGCAAACTTTACAATAACAATTCCATATAGTTTGGGATTAGGTGAAATTTATAGGTTTGAAATAAAAGCAGCGCAAAATGTAGTCATCGAATATTATATTACCTACAATATAGTAACGTTTTATAATGGTGATTTTGTTAATAATTTCGCTACCGTTAGTTGCTATCCAACTACCTTAACACGTGCGTTAAATCCTGCAAACACTTTGCCCGATATGAAAGTAGCTGATTTCTTTTCAGCCATTATAAAGCAATTTAATTTAACGTGTGTAGGTATAGACCAAAACACATTTCAAATAGAACCTTTAGAGGATTGGTATAATGATGGAGCTGTAATAGACGTAAGTAAATACATTGATAGTGAAAGCATTGATGTTGCGCGAGTTCCTTTGTATAGAAATATCTCAATGAAATACCAGCAAAGTGAAGCGTTTACAAACAGACAATATTTTGCTATTTCAAACCAAGAATACGGAAACACGAATAACGTATTTAATTACGATAGTGGAGACTTTACAATAGAACAACCATTTGAGAATTTATTATTCACAGAATCAGTTGGAACAAACCCTACGGATGTTGCAATTTTAGGTTATCATTTAAACCAAAACTATCAAAGCTATATTCCAAAGCCAACACTACTTTATCAATATGGAGCGGCAACAGGAATAAGCCCAAATATTAAAATGTTTGATGGTGTTTCAATATACTACTCAATTAATAAATATATGCTATTCGGTCAAGATATAACCGTATCGGGAACAAAATATAGCTTAAACTTCGGTGCAGACAATTCAATTATTCACAAAGAGACAATACAAAATGGTTTATTTGCTACTTATTATTTTAGTTATTTATCAAATTTATATAACCTCAAACAAAGACTGACAACATACAAATCAATGTTGCCTTTGAGTATTCTAACAAGTTTACGTTTAAATGACCGTCTTATCATTCGAGACAAACGATATATAATAAACGATGTCAAAGTAGAATTAACGACGGGAGAAGCGACGTTAACGCTATATAATGACTTTAGGCAAGTTGACTTAGGAAGTTTAATAATAGTTGAAGAACCAAATTCAAGTGTTTCGTTTGATATTAAATATCGAAGTGGAAACACGTATGCAATTGTTAGCGGTGATGCTGATTTTATTTTACCAAGTGCACTTGTTCAATGGGAAGTTAATGATTATTCAGATAAAAATATATTGGCAACATATAGTAGTCTTCCAAGTCCGTTAACAAGATTATTTACAATTGAATATGGCGATGGAAGTAAAACTTATGTAATAGTAAAACAAGTATGATAAAGAATATAATAGAAATGTTAAAACTTTCTGAACACGTTGGTTTCAGTGAGAATATAGAAATAGCCAAAGGAAAACACGAATTAAAATCGAGTGTAAAAGATATTTGGAAACAAGCAATAAGAGAAATTAAAGCAAAGCACAATGGCAGAAAAAAGGGTAATTGAGTTAAACATTGAAACCAATGAAAAGAGTTTAAAGGCTCAGTTAAGAGCAGCACAACAAGACGTTGCTGCATTAAGTGAAAAGTTTGGAGCAACCTCACAAGCGGCTATTGACGCAGCAAAAAGGGCAGCGCAATTAAAAGACGCTATTGGAGACGCTAAAAACTTAACCGATGCTTTTAATCCCGATGCTAAATTCAATGCGTTAACGCAATCTTTAAGCGGTGTATTGAATGGATTTCAAGCCTTTGAGGGTGCGCTCGGATTAGTAGGTGTTGAAAGCGAAGCGGTGCAAGAATCTTTGTTAAAAGTTCAAAGTGCTATGGCTTTGGCGCAAGGTGTTGACGGTGTTTTAGAGGCTGTTGATTCTTTCAAGACTTTGGGGGCGCAGCTTATGAGATATAGTATCGTTCAAAAAGTTGTAACAGCGGCTCAATATGTATGGAATAACGTAATAAAAGCTAACCCCATTGTAGCGTTAACGGTTGCAATTACTGGACTTATTGCAGCTGGATATGCTTTGATAAAATACTTTCAAACGTCAACGGCTGAAAACGAAAAAAATGCAGCTTCAATAAAAAATTCAACACGTGAATTAAAGAAACAAAATTTAGAATTAGAAAAATCAAAAACACGATTAGAGGAAAACAATAAGTTTCAATTAGATTACGCAAAAGCCTCTGGAAAGTCAGCGCAAGAATTAAGAAAATTAGCCTTAGCAAACCAAGAGGAAGAACTTGCAATGGCACGTAAAAACAAAGAGTTGGCAAAATCAACTTACTTACGTGAAAAGGATATATTAGCTTCAATGAAAGCAAACGATGCTGATGAAGAAGTAATCAAAAAACAAGAAGAACTTGTTAAAAAATATGGTGAAGCTGCAAAGCAATCGAGAGAAATAGCCGAACAAGAATACAAAGACTTAGTAAATTTAAAAAGACAGCAACGTATTGATATTAGGCAGGAGCAAACAGACTCTTTGCAAGAACAAGAACAAGCGAATAGCGAAGCGTATGAAAAACAACAAGAAGCTTTAAAATCTAATTTAGACGCGCTAATAGAATTAGAGATACGAAAAGACGATACAAACGAAAAAGTCTTAAAAAACTTACTCAATAAAAGGCTAAAATTAGAAAATCTTTCGGGAGCTGAATTAGAATTAGCGCGACAAAACAACGCAGACAAAGTAAAAGAGGCGTTAAAATCTGATGTCAATTATACATTAGGATTAGAAACGAAAAAAGTCACTGATTTAAAAATTATAAGTGATAATAGATTACAAACTTTACAAGGTAGTTTAGACGCTGAAGTTGGAATTAAATTAGCGGCTGCCGAAAAAGAACAATTAATTTTAGAAACACAGGCAGTAAAGGCTCGTAAACTTGAAGAAAATTCTCAATCATTCAAGGTTAAAATGGTGCAACAAGGATTGCAAACAATTTCAAGTATAACAGAATTATTTGGTAGAAAATCCGAAAAGGCTGCGCGTAGAGCATTTCAAATTAACAAAGCTGCACAAATGGCAAGCGCTACAATTGACACTTATAAAAGTGCGACTGCTGCCTATGCTTCACAATTTGTTCCAGTGCCTGACCCGAGTTCACCCGTTCGGGGTGCTATTGCCGCAGGTGTGGCTATTGCCGCAGGATTAGTTAACGTAGCAAAAATCGCCTCACAAAAATTTGAGGGTGGTGGCTCGGGAGGTGGTGGAGGTACTGCACCCGCTGGAGGTGGTGGCGGTGCACCTCAAATGCAAGCTCCTAACTTTAACGTAATAGGAAGTTCGGGAGTTAATCAATTAGCACAAATTCAGCAACAACCAACACGAGCGTATGTAGTAAGTGGGGACGTTGCAACTGGATTAAGCCTTGAAAGAAATAGGTTACAAAATGCTTCATTTTAACGTTTAAAAAATATGGAATCAAAAAAGATTATCGAGTTAGTGATTGATGAAAACGATTTACAAACTGGAATCCATGCAGTTAGTATCGTTAATTCACCTGCAATTGAGGAAAACTTTATAGCCTTAGCAAAACACGAATTAGAACTAAAAGAAGTTGATACTGAAAAAAAAATCTTAATGGGTGCTGCCTTAGTCCCTAACAAACAAATTTTAAGAGCTGATAAAGACGGCAAAGGATATTACATATATTTCAGTGAGGACACTATCAAAAAGGCTTCAGAACTATTCTTAATGCGCTCAAATCAAAACAATGCTACCTACGAACACAAAGAAAAGTTAAACGGAATGAGTGTTGTTGAAAGCTGGGTGATTGACAATCCCGAAATGGATAAATCAAAGGAATACGGATTTAACCTACCCAAAGGAACTTGGATGATCGCTATGAAAGTAAACAACGAAGATATTTGGAAAGACGTAAAAGCAGGTAAAGTTAAAGGCTTTTCAATCGAGGGTTACTTTGCGGATAAATACGAAATGAGCCAAGAAAAAAACGAAAGAGAAGAAATAATTAATAAACTAAAAGAACTTTTAAAATAAACTAAAATGGCAGAAAAAATACCAAGCCCGAAAGGTGGCAAAAGAGGATGTCTTTGTAAAGATGGAACTTATAATTCTAAATGTTGCGACGGAAGTTTAGAGGCGCAAGGAATAGGAAAAACAGCGAGTGTAACACCTCAACAAGTTACGCAAACGGAAAACAACGGAGTAAGAGTTACAATACGTCAAAACGGATAAAAAAGTAACAAAATAATAATTTAAAACGTTTAAGAAATATGAACACGAGAAAAACAGTTTACGAGAAGTTGTTTAGCAATCAAACAACTGAATTATCAAGTCAAGAAGTAGAACTTGCTATGTTTAAATCAGTTCAAGAAATTGAAAAACAATACGCTGATTTATTAGCAAAATCTAATGAGGCGTCAAAATATGTAAAAGCTATAAATGACGCAAAAATGGGTTTAAATAATCTTGGGAAATCTATTAATGTATTAGCTGACGCTTTTATTAAAGACGCAAATAGCACAATTACTGAAGCTAAAGCATTGGGTTTACAAGCTCCTGCATCGGTTACAAATTTACCTGGTTTTGCTAAAGGAATAAAAACAAAAGCGTCTGGTTTATTCAAATTAGCAAATGCTATTGACGCAAATATTAAAAACTTATAAATAAGCAAAATGAATACAAATCAAATCTTAAACAAAGTTCGAGTTCTTTTAGGAATGGAAGTAAAGTTAGAACAAATGAAATTAAGCGACGGCGTTACTGTATTGGAAGCTGAATCTTTTGAATCTGAAATGGAAGTTTTCGTAGTTACGGAAGATGACCAAAAAATCCCTGTGCCAGTTGGTGAATATGAATTAGAGGACGGGCGTATCTTGGTAGTAGAGGTTGAAGGAATTATCAAAGAGGTAAAAGAGAAAATGGAAGAAGCTCCCGAAGTTGAAGTTGAAGAAAGCGGAACTGAAATTGAAATCGAAGCTGAAAAAACGGTTGCACCAAGTCCAAAGAAAACAGTTGAAAGTGTGGTTAAAGAATCTTTCTTTTCAGAAATTGAGGAATTGAAAAAAGAAAACGAAACTTTAAAAGCTGAATTAAGCTCATTGAAAAATCCAGTTATCGAGGAAAACACGGAAGTAGAATTGAGCGAGGAGCCTAAACCTATTGCTTTTAATCCTGAAAACGAAAATCCAGTTGAGCGAATCAAAATAGCTTCAAAAAGAGGTCGCACTATTATGGATTCAATTTTGGATAAATTAAATAAGTAATTATAAATTTTAAAATAAAATAAAATGCCAACAACAACAAGTATCAGTACTACCTACGCAGGTGAATTTGCAGGTAAGTACATTGCAGCAGCTTTATTGTCTGCGCCAACATTAGAAAAAGGCGGAATCACTATCATGCCTAACGTTAAGTACAAACAAGTTATTAAAAGAGTTGCAACTGACGGTATCGTTAAAAACGCTTCATGTGATTTTGACCCTACTTCAACAATTACTTTGACTGAGCGAGTGCTTCAACCTGAGTTTTTTCAAGTGAATTTACAACTTTGTAAGTCTGATTTTCGTTCAGATTGGGATGCTATTCAAATGGGTTATTCTGCATTTGATGTATTACCTAAATCTTTTTCTGATTTCTTAATTGCACACGCTGCTGAGAAAGTTGCTCAACAATTAGAGTTAACTATTTGGGACGGTAACAATGCTTCTGCTGGTGAATTCGCTGGAATCATGAGACAATTAGCAGCTGACGCTTCTTTACCTTCCGCACAAGAAATTGCTGCAGTTGGTGGTGGTGTAAATGCTTCAAACGTTATTGCTCAATTGGGTCTTATCGTTGACGCTTTACCTGCTGCTCTTTACGGAAAAGAAGATTTGAAACTTTATGTTTCTAACAACATTTATAGAGCTTACGTTCGTGCATTGGGTGGATTTGCTGCTTCTGGTGTGGGTGCTAATGGTTATGACAACAAAGGAACAAACCAAGTTTTAGGAGATCTTTACTTTGATGGTGTTAAAATTTTCTTAGCTCCAGGTCTTGCTTCAAACACTGCGTTGTTAGCTCAAACGTCAAACTTGTTCTTTGCGACTGGTTTGATGAGCGACCAACAAGAAGTTAAAGTTTTGGATATGGGTGATATCGACGGTTCACAAAACGTAAGAGTTATCATGCGTTTTTCAGCTGATGCTAAATACGGTTTTGCTTCGGATGTAGTTACTTACGGTATTACAAATTCTGCTAACTAATCTAATTTCAAACTATTATAAGGGTGGTGAAATAAACGCCACCCTTTTTTGTTAAACATTAAAAAATAAAAAGACATGAGCTGTGATATAGCACAAGGCAGATTGGAAGCGTGTAAATCTGGAGTATCGGGTTTGGATGCAATCTACTTTATTAATTTTGGAGACTTTAATCCTGATTCAACTTTAGCAGGTGGCGACGTTTTGTATTCAGTTGCTGCTGGATATGAAGACACTATTTCAGACATTGCAAGTGTTTCTTCGCTTTACAAATTTGAATTGAAAGGAGCTAACTCATTTGAGCAAACTATTCAAACGAGCCGCGACAACGGAACAACTTTCTTTGAGCAAGTATTGACTGTGCAATTGAAAAAACAAGACGTTGCGACACACAAAACAGTTAAGTTATTAGCTTACGGACGTCCTCACATTGTAGTTAAAACACGCGAAAATCAATTCTTTATTGCAGGATTGCAAAGAGGTTGCGATGTAACTGCTGGTACTATTTCAAGCGGTACGGCAATGGGTGATTTCAACGGGTACAACTTAACGTTTACAGGAATGGAAAACGTACCTGCTAACTTCTTAAACACAAATAGCGAAAGCGATATGGCTACTGTTATTTTCAACGGTGCTACAATCGTAGATAATTAAAATAGTGTTTCTTCATAATATAGAGACCCTGCCTAATTGGTGGGGTTTTTATATTTTTAGAAACAGAAACACGGATTGAACGTTTATATTATATGAACGTATTAACGACTTCAACTGAAACACAGCAATTGGTAATAGTGCCACGTTCAACGACGTTCGATGAATTGATATTTACGGATGACAGCACAAACGTACCCGTAGAAATAGAAATAGATAGCGTTGATGACAAAGGATATTACCAAGTGTTGAATGTTATTTGCGAATTGACTGAAAATCGTTTTTACAATATTGAATTATTTAACGACGGTGATGTAGTTTTTCGAGGAAAAGTATTTTGCACAGACCAAAATTTAGTTAATTTCTCGGTTAATAATGGCAAATATACAAGCCACGCGACCACAAACCAATATATAACGTATGAATAACTTACATATATTAAATTTAGCTAAATACGAAGCTCCAGTAATTTCAGAATCAAAGCGAAATGAATGGGTTACGTATGGCGATAATAATGAGTATTTTGATTTTCTTATTGAGCGGTACAAAAATTCAACTACGAATAACGCAATTATAAACAATATAAGCCGCTTAATTTACGGTCGTGGACTATTTGCATTGGACGCTAACAAAAAGCCGAATGAGTACGCTCAAATGATGTCTTTGTTTAATCAAGATTGTTTGCGAAAATTGTGTTTTGAGTTAAAGGCTTTGGGTCAATGTGCTATTCAAGTTCACTATGACAAAAATCATAAAAAGATTTTAAAAGCTTATCATATTCCAGTACAATTATTAGCACCTGAAAAGTGTAACAAAGAGGGAGAAATTGAAGCGTATTATTATTCAGACAACTGGGAGGACATTAAAAAATTTCCACCTAAAAGAATAGATGCTTTTGGCTATTCAAATAACGAAGTCGAAATACTTTACATTAAGCCTTATTCTTTAGGTATGAAGTATTTTAGTTACGTTGATTATCAAGGTGCGATTAGCTATGCTTTACTTGAAGAAGAGGTTGCGAATTACTTAATCAATGAAGTTCAAAATTCATTCTCGGGAACTAAGATTGTAAACTTCAATAATGGAGTGCCAACACCCGAGCAACAAGATACGATTACAAGTCAAGTTTTAGGAAAGTTAACAGGGTCGCAAGGCCGCAAGGTTATTGTAAGTTTTAACGATAATGTAGAAACACGAACAAGTGTTGAAGATATACCGTTAAACGATGCTCCCGACCACTACACATATTTAAGTGAGGAATGTTTACGCAAAATAATGTTAGGTCATAACGTAACTTCACCTCTTTTATTTGGTATTGCTTCATCAAATGGTTTTAGTTCAAACGCAGACGAGCTAAGAAATTCGACTGTTTTATTTGAAAACATGGTTATTAAACCATATCAAGAATTATTGATTGACGCTTTGGATAAAATTTTAGCGTTCAACGATGTATCATTAAAACTATATTTCCAGACTTTAAATCCATTAGACGCAGACGGTAATTTAACAACTGATAACAACAAACGCAGACTACTTGAAAGCATTAATAACCTTTCACCATTGGTTGCAAATAAAGTAATTGAAACTTTAACTCCAAATGAGATACGTAGTATCGTAGGTTTGCCACCTGAACAAGGAGGGAGCGACTTAGAAACAGGATTAAATTTAAGCAAAGATTCTGTAATAGCACAATCGTTAATTGACTTGGGCGAAGACCCTAACGAAAATTGGCTTTTAATAGATGAAAGCGCAGTTGACTATGATAACGATGACAAAGAAAACGAAATGCTCTCTAAAGAGCTAAAAAAGGGTTTGTTTTCAAAAGTAGTTAACTTAGTTAGCACGGGTTCCGCGTTCCCAAATTCAAAAAGTGAACAAGATGAAACGATAGACGGTATTAAATTTATTACTCGATACATTTACGCGGGTGAAACAACTAACAAAAGCCGTGAATTTTGTCGTAAAATGATAGCTGCTAAAAAGATTTATCGAAAAGAGGACATTGAAAGAATGGAATTACAAATAGTTAACCCCGGCTTTGGTGAGTTCGGTTCTGATAATTATTCAATTTGGCTTCATAAAGGCGGTGCAAGATGTTCTCACCGTTGGAATAAACAAGTGTATGCAAGTTTTGAGGGTACGGGAATTGATGTTAATTCGCCAAAAGCTAAAAGAGTAGCGGTAAAAAAAGCTGAAAAATTAGGATATGTAATTAAAAACCCTGTATTGGTTTCAACCTTACCAAAAGACACACCAACAAAAGGGTATTCACCAAATAATCCAAACACACGTAAATTCTGGGAATAATGGCAGAGGCTTTATTTATTACTCGCGATGACTTAGTTCGATTGACTGCATTGAACGGAAACACGGACACGGATAAATTTATTCAGTTTGTAAAAATCGCACAAGATATTCATATTGAAAACTACTTAGGAACTAAGTTAACTGAAAAGCTAAAAGACTTAATTATAAGCGGTGATATTGAAGACCCGTCTTTTTCTAACTACAAAGAGCTTTTAGAGATTTACGTTAAGCCTATGCTTATTTATTGGGCAATGGTTGAATATTTACCAAATGCAGCATACACGATAGCAAACAAAGGTATTTATAAACACAGCTCAGAAAATGCTGAAAACGTGGATAAATTGGAAGTTGATTTTTTAACTAACAAATACACGAGTATTGCAAAGGAATACACTGATAGATTTATAAGTCATATAATTTATAACCAAGATTTGTTTCCCGAGTACAATTTAAACTCAAACGGGGACACATATCCAAGTGATATTAATAACTATGGAGGCTGGGTCTTATGAAAAAGAAAACAAATTACAAACCAAAAAAGGAAAATATTACTAAGTTACTCGTTTATTTAAAAAAGGCAAACCAAAATGTTAAACAACCTACTTAACTTCTTTGTAAGAAATGTAATTGGATGGGGTCAAGGAGTTTTAAATTTAATTGGTTGGGGTGCTTCGGGTCAACAAGGTGGGCAAGAAACAACTAACTTGTTAACTGAATCGGGAGACTTTTTGATAACTGAATCAAATGATTTTCTTATTAGCGAATTATTGATATTTATGGGCGGTTTCGGAAGTATATATAGTAACTCGTGGAGTGGTGAAACATTGTTAGAAAGATAAAATAAAATAAAATGGCAGAAATTAAAATAAGTCAACTAAACGCAGCGACCACCGTAACGGGTACTGAGGTAGTACCAATAGTGCAAAGTGGCGAAACAAAGAAAGCTACTCTAAACACAATTATAAGCCTTGCGACTGGTGGTGTTTCAGACGGCGACAAAGGTGATATTACCGTAAGTGGTTCGGGTGCAACGTGGACAATTGACAATTCAGCGGTAACAAATTCAAAAGTAGCGAGTGGAATAGACGCAGCTAAAATTGGAAATGGTACTATAAGCAATACAGAATTTGAAACATTGAACGGAGTTACTTCGGCAATACAAACGCAGATAGATTCAAAACAAGCTACATTAGTTTCAGCAACAAACATAAAAACGATTGAGGGACAAAGTATTTTAGGTAGTGGAAATATAGATTTATCAAAATCGGATGTTGGTCTTTCAAATGTTGATAATACTTCGGATGCAAATAAACCAGTTTCAACTGCTACACAAACTGCATTAAATGCTAAACAAGATACTTTAGTTTCGGGAACAAACATAAAAACGATTAACACTAATTCAATTTTAGGCTCGGGCGATTTAACAATTGCAAGTGATTTGGTTAACGATTTAACTCCACAGCTTGGTGGTAATTTAGATGTCAATGGATTTAATATTACCAGCACAGGAAATGGAAATATAACAATAGCACCAGATGGGACTGGAGATGTTCATCTAAATACTGACTCTGTTAGGGTAGGTGATAATGATGCTGATGCTACAATAGTTACAAGAGGGAATGGTGATTTAATTTTAACAACTCATGAAGGAAATGCAAATCAAGGCTCAATCAGAATTTATGATGGAGCAAATGGCAACATTGAATTATTACCAAATGGTAGTGGGTCTGTATTAGTTGGAGGTAATTCAACACAGGCGACAGAGTTAAGATTTAGAGAGGATAGTGATAATGGAACTAACTACGTTGGATTAAAAGCAGCTGATAATTTAGCCGCGAGTACAACATACACACTACCAACAGCTGATGGAACAAGCGGTCAAGTATTACA